AAAGTTGAGCCAAGGCTTGCTAATGTTTTATCAACTTGCTTAAGCCTTTCGGCCGCATCTTGAGGCGCGTCAAAGGTTGGGAATACTGGCGGCGTTACCGATTGTGGCTGTGCCGGTTCTTCTTCTGCATTTGCTTGCTTTTTCTGCTCATCTCCGTTTTCTGGTTGCGTCTGCTCTTCGTCAGGCTTCTGTGCGGGGTCACCCGGCAATTCATCAAGTATTGCCGTTACCTCTGATGTGTCATCAGCGACTTCTTCCGGCTCATTCTCCAATGCTTCGCGCTCTTGGGCGGTGAGCATTTCCAATTCATCTTCTGTAAAATCATCCATCTGTTTTATCCTTGTTCTGGTGAGGGGTGTTGTTCTTGGTCAGGAATTGGCGGGGTCCCTTGTTCTTGTTGCATGGCCATTTGTTGCTGTTGTTGCATGGCGGCTTCTTGCTTGGCTTGCGCTTCCATCTCACTTCTTGAGACAAAACCGCTCTCATGCATGATGGCGTCTGCCATATCAACGGTTTGCGGCGCGACAATTGCCATTCCGGCTGTTTCAATGGCTTCTTTCTGCGTGCCGACATTCACCCTTGCCATATCAGCGCGGGCTTTGGCGGCAAGCGCGGCTGCCCTATCAGCTTCAGCCTGCTTCTTCATCGCCTCGGCCTCCAATGCCGCCATTTGCAAGGCTTGTGCCTGTGCGGCGGCTTGCGCCTGCGCTGCCTGCGCTTGTTGCTGCTCTATTTCCTCTGGTGTTGGATTTTCAGGATCACTATCAGGATCACGCTGCCCGGTGACAGAACGTATCCGTTTGACGATCTCTTCTCTATTGGGCAAGTCCATATTATCAACCACCAGATCCAGCATCATCATGGCGACTTCTGGCGGTAATTTGCTAGTCAATTCCAGCAATTGCCCAGCCGCTGCTTGCCGCAATGTCACTTGCCAATCGGTCTCCGAAATCAGAAAATCAGCCTTTGAGCGGGTTATGTCATTTTCCGGCAATTCGTTAATGTCGATATATTCTGGCTGGCCGCGTTGGTTGGTAATGCGAAACTGTTTGGGTTCAGACATGAATTGCTCAAGCAGCGACAATTGCTTTTCACCGCGTATTTGCGCAAACAGTGCCAGATTATCAAACAGTTTGGCTGTCGCCATTGAGCCTTGTTCTTGACGCGATTGAATCGCCACACCTGAAGTCGCGTTAGTACGCCGTCCCAATAATTCATCTGTTACACCCGATGATTGCTGGATGAGCGAAATATCACGGCTCATCAGTTCCAAATGCGCCGGTGCCAGATCGCGATCAGCCCTGATTTCAATGCTTTTACCCGGTTTTGTCACGATTACCGCATCGGGGCGTGAGATTTCATCCAATAACTCACCATCTTTGAGATCAACCGCGCCCTCTTCCATAATCACCTTGTTTGAGGAAAGGATATGCAACGCTTTACTGGCGCGTTTATTGACATCCTGCTGAATGTCTTTCAGCCGCCTGATCATGCCATAAGGCTGCCCATCACGCCCGCGCCGATAGCCCAAAACCGGTGTTAAGGGAAAGCGATTATGGCGATAGGGTGATTTGGAGAACCATAACATCCCCGCTGGCGTAAATATTGCCACATGTGTCACCATGGTCGGCTTCATATTCAGTTCAGCCGCCCCCTCTTCCAGTGTGGCTTGATGCCCCTCGCTCATTTCATCAAACAATTCACCGTGAAACGCCCCGCCTTTTAGCCTTTTAGCCTCTATCGGCAATCGAAACCATGCCTCAATCACCCGCACGCGCTTGCGCCATTGCCCTTGTCCGTCAACATCAACCAAAAACCGATTATTATTATTATCTTCTGGTGTATCCATCGGTTCATCGCCAAGTGACGAGACGGCCGATAAACTATCATGATGACTATCAACGCTACGGCGTATCAATTCCTTACGCTTGGGAAACAAGGCACAGGCGACATCCTCATCAAGCCATTTGGTGCGAAACAAATAACGCGCATCGGACAAATCCAAGGCTTGCGCGGTTGAATCCCAAAGGATATTGCGCCAGCTTTCATAGCGGGTATAAATGGGCTCGGCGTCTGAATCAAAATCAACACCGTCTTCCAGCCAGCCAATCCCAACTTTGACAGCATCTTCAAAGCTGCGGCTAATATCAAAGTTGGTTCTGTTGACATCAGAGAGATATTTCATCAAATCAGTCTTGCGCTGCGCCGCTGTCGCGTCTTCCTTTTTGCGCGGCAGAATGCGAAAGTCCGTCCTTGCCCTCTTTTCCGTGCCTGTCACCCAATCAATAGAAGCGGATATGACATTATAAACCAAAGGGGGCTGCCCGCGTTCGCGCAAAGTCGCGGCTTCTTCTTCCTCCCATTGGATATTGTCGTAATAATCCTCATCCTCCGCCATTTCCATCCGGTTGTCAGACTGGCGCGAGAGTTCGTTTTTATAATAACCCATCAGTTTCTTGTGCAGGGCGATCATTTCTTGAGAATCCAGCTTCGCCATTTTTGGCGGCCTCACGCTCTCCTTGCGCTCATCCGCCGGTATCGGCGACTTATACCGCTCGACACGTACAGATCCGTCTTTTGCATTCAAATCAAACATTGATGTCCCTCAATTCAAATTCATGTGCCATCCCGCTATCGTGATTGATAATCATTCCCTCACCGATCACTTCTTCCACTGGCACAAACTCTCCATGCGGAAAGGGCGGCATTTTAATCAAATCTTCCAACCGGTGATTAACCGCCATCATCAGCTTGATGAGATTGCGACCTGTTGGCTCAATGCGCAGCCTTGTCAAAATCTCAAAGGCGGCAAAGGTACGCTGTGCAGCGTCACCCGCCTTTTCATCCCATACCCATGCACGATTTAGAGGGATAATGCAGGGAATATTATAAGGCGACTTCTCCTCCCCCCGCCTTATTATCGCCATGCAGGGCTGTTTTTTCTCATCTGATAATAGCCATGTGCCAATCAGCGTCAATGCGCCTTGATGCGTCCGCCATGCGTATTGATTCAAATCCAATGCTAGCTTCGCCATTTTTTCGTTCCCTGTTCAAGCCTACGGCTTTCACCGCCTCTTGCTGCGTCATATCACCAATCCTTTTCTTGTCCGCACATTGCGGATAATGCGCCCCGCTGGTTTTGTTGACGGCTGCTCATAAGCAATACACATCAGGCCGAATGCGTCCGCGCCATGGCTTGCCCAATAATGATCTGGCCCCAAACCGATATTGCGGTTGTCATCGCGCTTTTCATGATACCAGCCCAGCGCATCAATGCCGCCGCGCGTACGCTCTTCATCAAACCAAATGCTGTCAAAAAGCCGTCTTGCTGCTTCAATGCGCAAACGTGCTGCGCCCGCGCCTTGATTAGCTATAACCTCGACATTGAAACCCGCTTGGCGTAATGCACTCTCGAACGAAACATCAACCACCCTGTCATGGGTTGCGCCATCATGTGGCAAGATGCACAAAGCCTGTTCATAGCCATTTTCGCGCAGCCAGGCGATATGCGTTGCCAAAGGCTGGCCTTGCGCCTCGTAATAATCAAGCACCCTTATCTCGCGCCCGATAAATTGTGCAATCCAGATTGCTGTTGCATCTGCCCGCGCCCCTGTGCCGCCAATATCCCAAAAGGCGCGAATTTGCATCAAATGGTCGCGTGCCACATGACCGATGCGTCCCTCTTCGCGCGCCTTTGTCAAATGGGCGGTGAAATACGCGCCATCGACATGGGTAACAAAATCTCCCTCCCATATATGCTGATAACTGTCCGGCCGCTTTATCTCATCCGATAGCCGCTCTTTATTCAGCACATCGGGGAACCATGGATTATCGCGCCAGTTCATCTCCACAATACGCGCATCCTCCGGCGGGTTCGCCCTGAAGCGCTGATGTGTGGCTGAAGTTTCACGTTCAGGATTCCACGTCATCCATATCTCTGAACCGGTCTCACGCACGGTTGGGATAATCTTCTGCCATGCCGTCTCTGTTACTGGTTCGGCCTCGTCCACCCAAAATATATGAATTTTTGATTTTGATTTTATACTGTCAACATTGTGCCGCAATCCAGAGAAGATAAACTCGATGCGTCCTGCCAGGCGTGTAGTTCTAATCTTGTTCTCGCTGATTTCATAGAATGGCTCAAGCCATGGTAGCGATTTAATCGCCCCCTTGATTTCAGCAAAAGAACTATCGGCCAGTGAGTTCATAAATTCACGGGCGCAGACGATAACGCCGTCCTTGCCCTCTGCTGCCAGCGTATAGCCACGGATTGCCGCCATCATGGCGAATGTTCGTGTTTTGCCTGAACCCCGTCCGCCAAAGCTGCCTCGATAGCGTGCCTGCCCGTCAAATACCTGCCCTAATTTTTCTGGTATTTGTATCCTACCCGTTTTCATTATCCCCCGCAGGGATTGTTTCAATGGCAATCCGCGTCACCATTTCAATCGCGCCGCCATTTTCACCGGTAACTTGCAATGGCAAAACTTTACCCAAGAGAGCCATAAAGGGAGACGGGTTTTCTATGGCTTGAATTTTTAAATACTCAACCAGCCCCTCACCTTGTTTCACGCCGGTTGCTTGTTGTCCCGCCAGTTCAGCCGCCATCAATGCTGCCTCTTTAAGCATCATGGTCATTTTATTTGGCACACCTCTCGGACGACCGGGAGAAATTGGCATTTTCCTTTTTTTGCCTTTGTTTTTCGGGGGATTTACGGTTTCAGTCATGGCTCTATAAAAAATAAAATCTATCAAATTTAATATATAATAGAAATAATCTATCGCGTGACTTTTGTCAAATCCTGGGTGCTTTCCCTGTTCGAACCGATGGTTCTCACCGCCTCTTGTTCTTTTCCTGCCATTTCCAACAACCGCCCATAAAAAAAGCCGCCGGTCAAAACAACCAGCGGCCTCATTTTTTCACTCACAACCAACAACACGAACCAAAAGGAGAAAACCCGCAACCTCAAATCCACATCAAGGCGCAATTTTTCAAACCTCTCATAACCGTCATTTATTCATTTATGACATCGCCTCGTCAATAAAAAAATCCACCATCCCAACAGGAAAGGCAATATTCGTAAATTTTTCAATATAACCCGGGAAATCAAGCTTGTAATATCGTAAATAATACCATACAAACAAAACTGTAAGAGAAATTCTTCTCTTACAAACTACCGAAAGGAGGTGAGAGATGTGAACAAACCCAAGAAAATAAAGGTTGAGATTAAGGTAAAATTCTTTGCTTGGTCGGTAAAGGTTACCATAATCATCTAACCTAATGGGGTGAGGAGAAATCCTCATCCCGCTTTTTGGGTTCAAGCATCTTCCTCCTTTCGGCATTAAACGGAATATATCATATGACACCGGCACAATTCAAGACATGGCGCAAAAAAATGAATCTTACACAGGCGCAAGCGGCTATTGTTCTTGGCTTGTCCAAGCCTACCATTGAGAATTATGACAGGGGCGTTCGCCGTGGCTCTGGTGAAGCGTTTGAAATTCCCCATGTTGTCGCCTTGGCTTGCGCCGCTCTTTGGCACAAAATTGAACCTTGGAATATACAAGATGAAAGCTCTAATCTTGACTAATCCTCTTGGTTAATCACACCAAAATGCCTCGCCAGCGCATTGAGGGCCAGCCGCAACGTTCCCACCATATACGGCAAGGCCTTGTCCTCAATTACCAGATATTGCAGGGCAGCATATAAATTGTCTTGAACATGCTGGCTTTGTG